TGGGAGCTGGTTTGTATGGTTGGGCAGGAGCATTATTTGGAGTATTCGCTGGCAATTTTATGGCAGCAAAATATGGAAAAGAGTTTGCATCCTTCACGGCTGATTTAGGTATCTCCGCTAGAAATAAAATAAAAATAGGGAAGCTTTCTCCAAAAGAGGCTTACATGCAGGGTGCTCAAGAGTTATTGAGTAATCCTAAATATGAGCCAATGAGAAATGAAGTTATGGAAGCAATGGCTATACGGTTTAGAGCAATTGAAAGTAGTAATAAAAAATGAGCGACAACCTGTACATCAGAAAACGTGTAGACGACATCTTCGGAATCGTTTCAGATATTAAAACAACTGTAGCTGTCAATGACAAATGTATTGAAGAGCATGAGAAGCTAATTATAGGACACGAAGAAAGAATTGTACCTCTTGAAAAGGTAGTATATGGATTCTGGTTCTCATTTAGATCAGTGGCTATCATCGCCTCTGTAGTGTCTGTAGCTACACTCGCTCTCAGATTAGGCGGAGTAATCTAATGCCATTAATGGATGACTTTCACGGAGTAATAAGTAAACCTAAAGTAGCTGCTAAAACAGCTGACTTATTAACCTCTGCACTGCAGACTAAAGAACGTAAGGATGATTCTATTGAGCCTACTTACCCTCTAATAGCTGCTCTCGGTGCATATAAGGCTGTTAAAGGTGGATCTAAACTGCTTAAAGCAATGAGAAAAAAGAAACCACTGGACGCTGGTAAGCTTCCAACGTGGGATAAAAAGTTTAAAGGACTAACTGCAGCTGAGAGAAAGATGATACAGGACGCAGAAGAAGATTCTAGAAAAGTTATAATGAAGAATCAAGAACGTAAGATAGACGAGAACTTTAAGGGTGGTAAGATGAAGTACTCACCACTACTCTATCCAGCAGCTAAATCTAAAAAGCAATAACACCAGCAGCACCCGCTGCCAACACACCTAAAGAGAACATAAATAGAGGGTCCCTATACCACGCGCCCAGCTCACTATCCAGTGCAGCATTCTCATCTATAAGAGTTCTATTGAGATTCATGCAAGCTTCTTGTAGCCTTCTCTCCTGCTTTATCTGATTGTTCTTCGCGTCAACAGTAACCATACACTTTGTAAGTGTAGTGTTACAACTTGTCAGAACCCTGTCGCAGTTTAGAGTGAAGGTCTTGATACTCTTTGAGGCGTTTGCTGTACTCACCATACATAACCCGCAGATCATGCTCACTATTAGTAGCCTTTTTAGATGCTTCATTTCTTGCCTCCGAAATCTTGTTCAATTTATTTTCTGCCCTTTTGACCGCGAATTTTTTTGAGGTTAAATCGGCTTTACTTCTCATGTATGCAAAGTAACCTGCAATGCTTACAATGATAACTATAGCCTTACCCCAATTTTTCTTGATCCAATTCCACATTAGTACACCATACCTTTAGAGAGCATCTCATTTGGATGCACATCACCCAATGCCACACCTTCATCATCTCTAACTTGATGATACACCGCGAAGACTTTTTCCATGCCTAAACCTTTAGTTTTAAATTTAAGCATTTTAATCCAGAGCCATCTAAAAGGCTTAATTAGATACCTTAATTTAGACTTGCTAAAATAATATCCACTATCTATAGAGGTTAGTCGCGTCCAACTCATCATATGCTCACTTGTATTCTTACCATCTTTAATCCCAAACTGAAAGGAGTTAAAGAGTAGTCCAGCACAGAACCACAGAATCTCAGATATTTTATATTTAGTATGCTCTGCACACACTCTGTAAAAGAATCTGTCTCCGGGCTGCGCCCAGCATCTCCAAAATCTTTTAGAGAATATTGATGGAACAACTTTAGGATTAACATTATCATAAGTCCAGCTATATTTCTCACCGTGCTTAACCATTTCATCAGCTATTCTACAACAAGCCATTGAAGCAATAGACGCAATGGCTGTTCTATTATCTATAGAGTTGAGCCTATCTTTTCTACCATTCTGTCTGTGGTGCAGACCTCTGACTTGCATTCCATCACTATCTGTAACAGTTAACTTCTCAATTGACCAGAATAAACCATCAAGATCATTAGAATCTAGCATGCCTATATCATCACACAGTTTATGAAAGCAATCTGCATACATTATACCATTATCATTGTTTACTGTACGCTCTGTAGCGCCCGGAAAAGGTGCTCTGTTCTCCCACGTATTCAATTTCATTTGTCCATCTTCAGCCATCCAACACTGACTGTAAGCTAAACTTTTAATTACCAATGCTTCTTCTCTACTTATCATTACTCTTCTCCTTAAATTCTAATGCTACTAAACAAATTGCATGCGCGACTGTGTCTGCTTGCGCATTATATATTTGGTGATTGCCAAAGTGTATTCTAACTATGTACTCATGTCTATAACTAGACTTATCAAAAAAGTTAAAAATGGTGTACTCCACACCGCTGGATTGTAATTTGTTCAGAACTTCCCACGCAGCTCGAATATCTGTAGAGTAATGAGGACATTCCCACTCATCTGCCATTAAAGCAGACCACTCACAAACTTCATTAATGCCATCAGTATGAGTCTGTTTTTCCGTTATATGTCTCCACATAACCTCTTTCCCCATCACCTTCTCAGCAATCAGTGCGTCCAGTTCTCTACCCACTTTCATTATTCATACCTCAACAGTATTGATTTAAGTCTATCAAGTGCTTTCTCGTAACATCTATAGACTGACATCTTATTTTTTATTTCTAAATCTTCAGATATATCACTAAAGCTTTTGTCATAAGCAATCTTTCTTACAACTATATCAATAACAATATCACTGAAATTATTCTTAACTAAAAACTCTCTTATATTAGAAGCACCTCTATCTATATCAATAGCACTCATTGTAAGAAAATGTTTTCTAAATTTTTCTATATCTTCTGTGTATATTAGTGGAGAGGTTGAACAAGTTTCTTTTCTATAATGAAACGAACCAGAGTTATCATTAGGTAGTATTGCTTCTAGATGTTTACAAGTCTTATCAATAATATCACATCCATACGGACATTTATTTTTTGACAGTGCCTCTCGCCATTGATCGTCGGAGTATTTCTTCTTTGCCATGCTTAACTAAAACCTCATTTGCATCTTCCTGCCACAGTTGAATTGGTTTAACCTGCAGATTATTTTTAGTTAAATAATCTTTAGCTCTCATCGCCGCTTCAGCTCCAGCCTTATCGTTGTCCACCGCTAATATTATACTATCAAACTGTCTAAAGAATGTCAAGTATTTTTTCATTGTACTCGGCTTCATCTCACTAGAACTACCCAATGAACAGATGGAAGACTTCAATATTTTGCTTGCCGATAACGCGTTCAATTCTCCTTCGAAAATACATAGTTGACCACTATTGTCAAGCTTTGGTATGAAGATAGGTCTAGAATATCCACTCGGACAGCGGTATTTACTTCTATATTTGTCTGGATTATTAAATCTTTTAATATAATAGTCACAGTGATTCCACACAACGAAGTAACCCTCTTCATCAACTGGTAACAGTAGACCTCTTACAGGTCTTATATTGAGAGTAGAGATATACTTCAGCATACCCACTAGATTAGTCTTTTTAGGCTCTTTCTTGTTCTGCTTAACCTTTATGCCTAAAGTCTCCGCCTTGCCGTTCCTACAGCAAGAGAAACAGTACCAGTGACCATCTGGATACACTGCTAGAGAAGGTGTCTTATCTGTATGGTGAGGGCAATGATGATATTCAATTGTCATTTCATATCCAGCTTCTGCTTTATGTAGCGTATATCACTCTTCATTTTAAGCATGTCCATACCCTGCTTATCTTGACACTTATTAATGGTATATACCCTTATTCTAATGTACCACATGTGTATAATGAAGCGTCTTACTTCTTTTAGAAAGTTTTTTATCGCTTGCACAGCTTCTCTTTCAACTCTATCATTGGGCGCAACTGCTTTATCTCAACATCAAAACAACTAGCCCTACACAAGAATCCATTAGTCTTATTTCTAAAACCTGCTTTAGTTAACTCAGCCTTATTAAAGAACTCTTCTTTGTACATCCAGCCCAATAACCATCCCTCACTCTTGTCATACTTGACGCGGGCAAACACATAAATGTCAGTCTTCTGTTTCTTCTGCGTTTCTTTAACAGAGCAAGCATAGTTAGGTAGAGGTACTACAGATGTTCTTTTAGTTTTAACATCTACTGTTAGATCACCGTGAGAGAAATCATAACGAATTGTATCCTCTCTCTTTAGAGAAGGGATATACTTTCTAGTCATTTCCTCACCGAGCATACCAGCGCAGTTACCCGCACCTCTTGTGATAGAACCATATAGGGGTCCCATCTTTTTGGCTTTTCTACGCGCTCTCTCTTTCATATTCTTGTCAATCTTTATATGTATCATTGTGAAACCTTATAAATATAAATGGCTTGTTGTCGTCTTTAAGTACTAAAAGATCACACTCTTTCAGCAGCTTTTGCATATTTAAAACTCTTTTTGCTACTCTATTGTCAGACCTATCAACCCATTCATTGTTGATGCGGACTATATCTATATCATAACTAATAGAAACTTTCTCATCGTCAGCTATATAGAAACCATTAGAGGGTAATTCTTCTAGCAGCTTATAGATTGATTTAAAGGAGCACTTTCTAGACTTAAGTTCTAGAAGTATCTTCTCTCCTCTTTTAGAGGCTACAACGTCACCTTTAGCTGCACGAGCCGCGCCACTACACGGAACTCTTTCAGCCCACCAACCTTCTCTGCGTAGATGGTTGCGTAAGTTGTACTCCATTCGCCTACCTTTATTTCTACTTTTAAGTCCGCTCATATACCCTCCACTATATCATTATCATAGAAAGAACACAACTCTCCACTGAATCTAAATACATAAGAGTTTGTCTTACCATTTCTATTTTTAGCTACTATAACGTCAGCTTCACCCGGACGCTTCTTGTTATGCTGATACTCTCTTGAGAGAAGAACTACCATATCAGAGTCCTGCTCAATGTTACCACTTTCACGCAAATCAGATAGTTGTGGTCGGAAAGATTTAGTCTCATACCCCCGCATCTCACATGCTCTGTTAAGCTGCGAGCCTACCATAACGGGACACTTAAGCTTTGAAGCAAGACCTTTAAGCTCTGCTGTTATAATGCCAACCTCTTGATCTCTGCTCTGTCTGTTCTCACTTTTTATGATTTGTAAGTAATCTATAACAACTAAACTGAGTGGGTACTGTGCATTAAGTTTTAATGTATCACTAACTATTATCTCAACTGGCAGACGCGACCTGTCATCTATAAACAGGTTAAGATTATTAATGCTGCGCCGAGTCTTATCAATAACAGCTTGATCAACACCACCTTTTTGAATTATAGAGAGGGATCTTTTACTTTTAGCTGATATCATTCTAGTAAGTATCTGCTTCTTGTCCATCTCTAGAGAGTAAAATAGTACGTGTCCTTTTTTAGCCACATTGGTTGCAATCTGTGCCATAAAAGCTGACTTACCCATTGAAGGTCTAGCACCTAATATAATAAGCTCACCAGTCTTATCCTTTAAAAACATATCTCTATCTAGAGAGGGAAAGCCACTCTCCATTACTTCTATTGAGAGGTCGCCCTGCTGCACGTCTCTTATATGTGTAGCCTTTATCTCCTCACCCTCAAACTTAACTACTTCTGCCTCTGGTATATACTCTGGAGGTAACTTACCTTCACTGATGTCTCTTAATATGGCATTCATTTAAAAAAGTTTCCTGTTGAATATTGTTTTAATTTCTCACGCGCATAATCTGATTGACTATACGTATCATTGATGCCGGCTGCCTTTTTATTCTTATCCATCATACCAGCCATTGTTTCCATTACGAAATCAACTCCAGTTTTAACTCCGCGTTGGAAGTGGTAAGTTTCTAGATCTTCCATATGTTTAACAGATTCTTGAGATGCATACATGCTTATACCTTCAAATATAATGAGCAATCTATCAATATCCTCAATAGGTAGTGGACAGTATTGTTTTGACTCTTCCATATTATTTCCCCTTCTCAAATTCTATTGTTATACCCGGACACATCTGAGGGAATATCCTCCCTATTAGTATGTCAGCTTCGAGTCTTGTTTTACATACTCCATCTTTAATTAAATTACACGCACCTATTTGTAGTACTTTTGACAGTGACGCGTCAGTCCCAACATATCTAACCAATTTAAAACCACAGCGACCGGCTAATTTCTCATGTTGATAAAGATTAAATAATCTTATGTGCTCTTTAGAGTGTTCGTTCAATGGTTCATATACTGCATTCATACAGTTAAAAAAGTAACTATCAATGCAGCCAAAGTTTGGAGTTGTCACTATTAATCTTCCGCCATCATTTAGGATTCTAAATGATTCTGCATACACAATCTCGGGTGAGAATAGATGCTCCATAACTTCCGTGCAAACTATAGCGTCAAAGCTCTTGTCTTCAAATGGATAGGGCGCATCTTCTAGATTGTGCTCTATAACTTTATCAGATAAAGAAGTATTTATATCAATCCCTACCCAATCATTGTCTGGTAGCTCTTTACTTAAATGCATGTCACCACATCCAATGTCGAGTATAGATAACTTCTTGTCACTCTTTAGCATCCCTACTATAGTGTGTACTCGGCTTGAGTCTACAAGAAGTCCCATCTTGTAATTGCCAGTGTAGTTTGTATAGTAATCTTTCATCTCTCACCCTCAATCATTCTTGTCGCAGGAATAGAAATCAACGGAGACACCCACAGTAACATTGACTTTTTTTATTGTATTATCTTCCATTAAAATTTCCACTATATCGTCAATTTCATCTGGATTACCCGGATCATCATAATAGTTATTTTCTGATAAAATTTCAGCCGCATGATAGCAGTCATACGCGTCTATTTCTTGCCATTCTTCTCCGTGATAATCTGCTATTCTGCATTTAAATGTTTTCATCTCTCACTCCTATAACATATTTGTCCAGCGTACATAAAACATTATACAGCCAAACAATGTAAAAAACAATGGTATATAACAATAGTCTATCATATCAATCCTCCTTTAATTTGAAGCACACCGCAGGGTGTAGATAATGACTATCTCCCGAGATTGCTACTCTCTTTTTTGTAGTTGATTGCATATAATAATCTACTTTATACGGAATGTCAAGCTTTATATTATCTTTTTCTAACATTGTTCTATCATCTTTATCTTCTGGTAGTTTAAATAGTACTACTATATCTCCGCGTTCAAACATCAATCGGCACCATTATAGTGTAGTCACCAAAATCAAAATGCTTAATGAAATCAGTAGTCTTTACCATACAACCAATGTCTAGCTTAATCATCTCAAGTTTTGGATACACTTCCTTAACCTCATAAGTTTTATTGGTGAGCACAAAATCTTCTTTCCCAACATACTTTACTTTATTTCCTGTACTTAAGTTCATTTTTTATTTCCCCCATTTTGACTGCTAATTTTTTCCTATTTTTGCCATCTATCTAATGTATCTGAACATTCAACCTTTAGAGGTATGCTCAGTCCTAAATCTAATGCAATCCCTGTCATGATAGCTTCTATCATTGGAATAGCTTTATCCTTATGCTCTTCTTTAATTTGACAAACAACTTCATCATGTACTTCAAAAGCCGCAAAGCCAAACTTATTATGCTTAAGGGCATTGTTAACCCGATAAAAAGCCATATGAGTAATGTCAGCACCAGTTCCCTGAATAAGAAAATTAAATGCTTGCCTGTATGCTTTATCCCATATTCTGCGCTTCTTCTTTTCGAAATGCCGCATACGTCCAAATAGAGTTTCAACCGGATCTCCGGCGGTAACTTTTGAATGACAGTCATCTACTAACTCCTTAAGCTTGCTATAAGTTTCCCAATACTTTTTAACTATACCCTCAGCTTCTGTGAAGGAACACCCCTTCATCTCTTTAATCCTACCTGCTGCGCCTCCATATTGCATTGCAAAGTTAATGTTCTTTGCTAGACCTCTGTCATCAAGTTGTAAGCTCTCATTTGTAATATCATGCTGAGATATTCCCTCATGTATAACTTTTAATAAGTTTGGATCTTGAGAGTAATGTGCAGCTAAACAAACTTCTAATTGTGAATAATCAGCAGTAACAAACTTATACCCAGTGTCAGGCACAAATACACCGCGAATCTTGTTCCACTCACCTCTTGCAGGTATCTGTTGTATGTTAGGTTTTGACGCGCTGATTCTACCAGTAACAGTACCGTTAACATTAAAAGAAGGAAAAACCCTATCATTGTACTTGACATCTAATAACCCCTCAATGAAACTGTTATATAGTTTCTTATACTTTCTATATTCTCTTAATAGAGCAACCATTGGATGCTCCTTCTCTAGATACATTAATGCATTATCATCTGCTGTTAATTTTTTACTCTTTCTACTGTACTGCTTCTTAAGTTTAAGACTATCATACAATAGTGCTTGTAACTGCTTGTTAGATTCAAAATTAAATACTGGTTGTGGCACTCTTAATCTAGCCTTCTGTGTTTTTCTCTTATCTAGCTCTACACCCCACTGTGCTAATTCCAGTATTTCAATGTCTTCTTTGACTAACTCTCTGAGTTTGGCATCAAGATCTAATATTTTAGTTTGAAGGTCTGTGCCGAGTTCAGCTAGATAGTCTTCATCGAGCTTTACACCTCTATGCTCTGCTTCAAAGAGTGAGAGAGCTGTTTTGTGTACGTGCTCAACTAATACTTTATTAGTAACTTTAGTTCCTAAATATTTTAATAACTTGCTAGTGTAGATAGCATCCTTACATGCATATGCATCACAGTCTGGATTGCCTCTAACATAACTATCATACTTATTCCAAAATTCTTCTTTGTAATTATCTCCCCACAATTTTTTGACTATACTATCAAGTGAGTGAGCTTCTTCTTCATTGTATAAATGGTGTATAAGCATTGTATCTAAAATTTTATGATTATCCTGTAAAAGGATTCCAACCTTATTTAGAAAGTGAATATCAAATTTAAAGTTATGGAAACATAAGACTCTGTCTTTTGGTATTTCATTTAAGCAGTTTACAAATTCTGAGCTAAAGACGTAAGCTCTATCTGAACAATAAGGAGACACCACTATATCAAGTATCTCTTCTGTCTTCCAATCTAATCCAGTAGTTTCTAAATCAACTATCAGAGTTTGATAGCCACTGGTCAGTAATTCAGAGACAGCTGTGCTGTTGTCTAATCTAGAAAATTCCATATTGTCATACCTATAAAGAAAGATGCTGAGGTGGTAAACAATCAAATCCACCTCAGCTTATATTATGGGGTCAAATACCTTCTGGTTCAGACTTGCTGGCAGAAATCTTTACGTCAAATTCCTTAACAGAGTCTGCAGACATTGCGCCTAAATATGCGTATCCTTCACCTTCCGGAGTTTCATAAGTTCTTAAAATGAGTTTGCCACCTCTTTCAAGTTTTGACATATCATTAATAACTTTATCATATTTATCTTCAAGCTTACCACTTACGTAGTTGCCCTTCGATGTCTTCTTAAACCATACATTCAAACCATCTCTCATATTATCCATTTGCTCTCTCCCTTTTTAGCATCTGTTTTAGAAATTCAATGAACTCTCTAGCTTGTTCCGTCTTCAACTGTGACTTATCTTCAACACCAAATGATCTCAACTTCTGCACCATCTCTTCCTTAAGTTGTGGCATTTTGTCTCTGAACATTTTGAAGATATTGGCGGAAAGCTGCCCAATCATATCGACAGCTTTCCCCTGATCGTTAGGTACGACTTTTGTGTTATCCTTAACACTAGCAGGCTTCCCTTCCTGCTTGTCTTCCGTGACAAACTCTTGAGTCTTATCATATAATGCAAGTCCCAAACTCATCCCTAAATTTTTGCAGCAACGCTTGACAGCGTCAGTAACGGCTTCTTTTGTAGCTAATTCGTGTGCTTTGCCGGCATGACTTCTATCAGAACCATCTCCGTATCCAACCTCTGTGAATTGAGTTACTACTCCTCCACAGTTTACTGAAGTGGTAACGATTGCTGTATAGCTGACCACATACTTACCATTGACTTCTCCCCTAAAGACCTCTTTAAGATCAACAATATTATATGACCAGTTTCCCTGTGTAAATATTTTATTCATTTGATCAATAACATACCAACCGGCGAGATAGTCAAGTGTTCTACCACCACCTGCTTGACGGTTACTCACGGCACTTCTGTTTATTGATGCGTCCAACTTTTTTAATATATCTTCTGGCTTATGCTCTATCATTATTTTTCTCCCTGTGCTATTTTTCTCATTTCGTCCTCTGTAATACTTTTGAAGAAAATTTGAGGAAGTCTGGGAAAATCTTCATGATCTTCTAATAGCTCCTCTGCATCCTCATATGTTCTAACATCAGAATCATCATACTCATTCTCTTCTACAGATTCTTTTTTAATAGACAGATAGTAATTTTTTTCACTCTTCACAGGCTCTTCTTTTTTTGCTAGTTCAAATTGAAAAGATCTGTGATGAAACTTTTTACCTTCCAGCTCGATGGCTTCTAAACCACCTGAACTTACCACATAAACTGTGGTAAAGTCTAAATCATCTTCTTTAATCCAACGAATTGCAAGACCATCCCTACTGACATTAGAAAGCTGTACCATGTCACCGACTTTAAATTCTACTGGTTTTACCTCAACTTTTTCAAAATCATCATTGCTGTCATTAACAACCAGATTATAACCATCATCATCTTTGATTACAGCGTCTCCATCTTCATCAATACGGATTACCTTATAAGATGTATCAACAGTCAAGTCATACGAAAAAGATGAGCCAAAAAATTTAACCTCATCTCCAATTTTATATTTACTCATTATTCCCCCTTATAGCATAAGTCAAAAAACTCACACTTGTTTTTAGATTTAACACAATTCTGTCTGTTACAAATAAAATGATCGTCTCTATAAATAATATTGCACATGTTTTTTAGATTGTCGAGCATCTCTTTATTTTTTTCTGCCTTAACAAGTGCCATTAAAGGTTTTTGAATCGCACTGTTGTTTTTGCAGAGAACAAGATACGCAACATTCTTCGGAGTCTTCTCAAAATTTTGCCTATATAATTCAGCGTACATATAGAGCTGATCAGCCGTCTTAATGCGTTCTCTGTTGTAAGGATAGGCTGAAGTTTTAAAATCCAAAAGTACTTCATCTTCCTCCAGAGTCCCAAAAAAGTCCATAGTACCTCTAATGGTAACATCACCAAACTTACCATACAACCTTCTTTCCATAAACTCCGGAGACATTTTGTGTTTATAAAACTTATCAAATTTTGCCATAAGTGTTTCACCAATATCTTTTAGAGCAGCCCAATCATATCTTGAGGCAATATACTCTTCATCAGCGACGCAATACCAGTATGTATTAAATATTTCAACAGCACTTTCATTCTGTGTTATTGCTACTTCAAGTGCAGAGTGGCAAGCTGTACCAAACTCTAGATCAATGCTAGATGGTTTATCTAACTTTACGTGATCTATATACTGATACTTATACTTACGCGGACAGTAATTATAAGTTGTTATCATACTATAGCTTAATCCTGTTTTATGATCACGCATCTGAATACTCCTTTAAAGCTTTAAATAATTTTTCAACACTTTCCCATTCCATTGTGTTACCTTCATACCTAATTCCGAGTTTAGTTGCATATATTCTGCCAGATTCTGACTGGTCACCTATTAATACGTCTTCTAATGACGAGTATAGTTTTGATATAACAGCAGTCTCGCAACCAATTTCAATACACTTTTCCTGCCCTTCAGTAACAAGCCTAATGTCCCAACCACAAATAGACTTTAATGGAAATTCTTTTATTGGTTCTTCTTTAATAAAAAACTCAATATCACTTATAATGTTGCATTCTTCCTTATAGGATTTGTCTTGATACTCTTTATTTAAGTATTTATGCTTTTTACTTAAGTATTTATAATGATATTCAGCATGATATTTTTCAAACAACTTTTTATGAGCTTTTAGACCGGTGTTAACAGTTTCTATTAGCTGTTCTTTTTCAGTGTTGTCTACTTTTTTATATTTCATTTCTGTTACCCCTCTATAAAATATTTCAACTCCGGCTCTACTATCAAATATATCCGGAGTAGTTCTGTAGCTATTTAGTATATTGCAATCACCCATATTTAGATACTACACAACTGATGCAACAATTGCAAGAGTGAGGGTAAAGAAAGTTTTTTTAGTATAGCACTTGAACTTTTATTAGAAATATGATATTAGTAAGAAGTACAGCAAGTTTAAGTAATGTTACTGCAAGCCTCTGTAAGAGGGCTTGCTTGTATATACACTCAGCGCAGCTGAGGTGGCTGAATGGAGTAAAGTACTCTTTACGATTATTTAGCCTTACTTGTAAGATTATGTTTGACATTATATGATGTAAGGGGTATAGTTGTATTATGGCTGGTATTACAATGTGTACAGGAAAGAGCTGCCCGCAAAAGTGTAAGTGTTACAGGCATTTAGCTAAAGAGAATGAGTGGCGGCAGACATACTTCACCGTACCTCCCAACAGTGAGGATGCGTGTCTATATTATATGCACGTTAGTGGTGAGGATAATTTTGGTGGAATGGAGATAAGTAAAGATGGTAGTAAAAAGCTTAAGCGCAGATAAAGAGTATTTAATAAAACGGGTCGCAGCTATGACTCTCGAAGGTTTTAAAGAACGAGAGATAGGTGTAGAACTTGATGTGAAAAGAAGCACTGTGTCGCACGCAAAGCGTACTCACCTCTACAGAGAGATACTAACTAAAATAGCAGATGAGGCTCTGGTTAATGCACGGCATTCACTTAAAAAGAAAGTAGCTGGATTAGAAGAAGATATATTTAAAGCATTCAAGCACAACTTAAAGAACAATAGTATGGATGCAGTTAAGTTAGGTTTTAAAGCTATTGGAGTTGAACAAGATGAAGAAGGTGGAGATACCAGCATACAAGTTATTATGCCGGGTATGCGTCCAGAAAAAGTAATTGAAATAAAGAAGGGGAATGTATGAAGGTTACACCAAACTTTAGTTTAGCGGAATTTGTAGTAAGCGCAGATCACCCAACACTTGCCGCGAAGATCTGTATAGATTCAGTAGAGAGAATTAAGTTATTCTATCTCTCCAATTTTGTACTAGAGCCATTAAGGAGTGAGCACGGAGCGGTTAAAATACTATCAGGCAAGCGGAGTATTGAATTAAATGAGCGAGTGGGTGGCAGTGATTATAGCAGACATCTGTGGCACGGCATGAATATTGCATGTGACTTTACCTGTGCAAATGCTAATATGCAGCTAGTATATGAGTGGATGAATAAGAACTTTTATAATCTAATAGGTGAGTTATTATTTTATAAAGCACAGAACTTTATACATGTATCATTTGATAATGGTAGTGGTAAGAGAAAGATAGAGGTAAGATAATGAGTCTACTTAAGCAATTAGAAGACGCGGCTAAAGGAATCAAGCTATCTGAAATGTTACCTACTAAAAAGCGTAAGAAATTTTGGTGGGAGAAAGTTAAATGGATCTCTAAAAGTTTCTATAAGTTTAAACCGGTTAAGAGACGCAGAACTAAACCAGTTGTTACTAGAATAGATCCAGTACTTAAAATGAAGAAGCAATTTGCTGGACGCAGCATGAGGAGTGTTAAAAAATGGTTAAAGAATTACAAGATGATGACAGCTTAATTGTATCTCATAACATGAGTGATAATGGAGACTTACACGTTTTTGTTGTGTCTTCAGAGAATGGAAGTTATATTGACGTTGATTTTGCTTTACAATCTATCACGGTGTTTTTAGTACAAGAGGGAAGTGTTGACTTACCTAACTGATGCTTCTTAAAGTTTTTCATGATGATGTTTGCTTGTCTTAATATCCGATGCGACTTGTAAGCAACGAGATCGCAGAACACTTCTTCTATTTGATCTCGTGTTAGTTCTGCACTTGTTGTCAAGCTTTCTGAGAAGTAAGCATGAGCTAACTCATGTCTTGCAGTTTCTACAGACATCCTATCCTCATTAAATAGTAGTATATTTGTGGCTGTCAAGCACACTCCTTCATTCTCTTCTGTAAAGGTAGCTTCATAAGGCATTATCTCTTTAAGTGTTAGAAATTGGTAAGACCATTTCTCACCAGATATTCTTATCGGATATTTTTTCATTTCCACTCCAATGCTTCACATAATTTTGATATTAGTTTTCTAACTTCTGGGTCTGTGACATCTAATTTTTGATTTATCCATGGCATCATCATTAGAGCTGATTTAGCTAGTGTTATAGAAGTTTGCTTTTCTAGTTCCTCCTGCATACAATCAATAAATTCAGTCATCATTTCCCCAATACTTCATGCGCAATTTTTCTTACTCCTTAACAATGTTAACCAGTAGTCTACTGTTTCACTAGTTCTAAAACTTTCATTAGTTTTAACTTTTAATCTATCATCAAGACAAGATAAAGCCTTTTCACAGAACTTCATTCTATCTTTAAACGGTGTGACAATCTGTCTCTGTCTACCCAACACTTCCATTGCTGAACCCATTGGATAAGCAATTACTGGTGTTCCCACTGCATTTGCTTCTGCAAACACTAGACCAAATGTTTCCGGAAAACTATAGTTAGCATAAAATACCATTGCTGCCTCTCTTACATGCTCAATTGCTTCAGCATGAGACAATGCACCGTGATTAATGACGTTAGCTGGCAAGTTCTCTGCATCTTCTATTTCACAGTAGCCGGGATTGCTAATATGCAGCTCTAGTCCGTCTCTCATTTGGCACAGCATTTGAAACGTCTCTATTGTTTCAGTGAGTCCTTTAATAGGAGAGCTAAAGAATACTAGCTTATTCTTTATAATAGGCTTGTCATTCGGTTTTAATTCATTGTCAATGGGTAAGTATATAAAACCCACTTCAATGTTGCTTACCTGCTCTTCTGTGCATACTGATCTAATTGCCTCAGTACACTGTGTAAGGTGAAAGTTTGATAAGCAAGTAATATGTGCACGTGCATCATTTATTGTAGGCACCTGCCATAAAAACTCTTTTGTTACTAGATCGGTGAGTAATACATAATGCTTCGCCGCGTGAAAGCTCTCTTGACACATCGGGATAGTCATTCCACCTCTAAAGTGTATAATATGTTCCGGTATCCATTCGCGCTGCTCTAGTATTGTTAGAGGTACATAATGTCTATATGGTTTCTCTCTGTTATGCTGTGCTACGTTAACATCTATACCGCGTCCAATCATCTCTTCACTAATCCTTACAAGTGACGCTTCGCTTCCACCCAATGGTTGATTCTTAAGCACTGTGTCATCATACGGCTTATTACATGTTACATCTATAAATAATACCTTCATTTTAATACCCCATCTATAATTGTTATTATTCCTTTTTATTTGCTTAAAAAATCTTCAATTGCTTCACTTGCCGCAGAAACAGCGGCATTAATAATGCTACTGCCATACTCTTCTAAAAAATCTTCACAAGTTTTATCTGACCAGTCAGGCTTTAAGCTTTTAATATCGTAAATAGTCCATTCAGTTTTTATTGTTTTCATTTTATTCATTCTCCAGTACTTCTCTTACTTTAATAGTACTACACATTTCACCGGGCTTATACTTATCTTTATTAGCAGCATGATAAGCGTTACCCCTACTATCTAGATATACGTAAAACTCACGCGGTTCTATTTCTTTAAGCAGTCTGCATTGCTTAAAATGCGCTGTTTCTTTCCATCCAGAGTATAGACAATCACTGGGTAATTTTAAATAAACTAGCTCTTTTTTTTGCCCACAACACCATTCTATTGAAGTATGATTACATTGTCAAATTAAACAAACAGATTATTTGTGTAATCTATAGCCTTACCCTCTGCCTGCTTCTGTGTGCGACCCGTGAACCATTGATTAAGCTCAACTACTTGACACGCACCGAAATAGTTAATGTCAATGTGGCTTATCAGAGTATATCCAGCATTACAAAACCTCTTGCGTCGATTCTCCGCTTCTCTAATGTAAGCTTGATCATCAGTTAAGCTGGCTTGACTCTTCAAATCATATTTAGCTTTTCTTATCTTCTCTTTCTGAAATATGTCTGACTTCTTGCGTCTAGCAGTTTCAGTGGCATGCAATTGCTTGTCATCATGTGCCGGTGCTGGGTCGATTGCATGCATAACTCTAAAGTCGGTTTCGTCAAGCTTTGCAATATTAGATGTTACTGTATTTCTTGAATAGTTAATCATTGGTTTATACTCCTATTATTATTGTTATCGGTTAATATTATAAGTAATACCGCTATTAGTTAACGGTATTAAGTGAGTATTAAGCGATAAGTTTTAAAGCTTCCGCATGTAGCTGTTTATTAGCATCTACGCTTTTTTGAATGCTTGTGATTCTGCGTGATTTAGTTATGATGCGCCCAGTCTTTTCATTGCGTACTAAACCTCTTAAGCCACCTTTAATTAATCTCTCTTGCACCATGTTATAAACACTGAACAATGAGCTATTATTATCCGCATGTCGTTGAGGTCTTAAATTGTCCTCATACTTACTGTCAAGTATGGCGAAGCGTTCTGCTGGATATTTAATATTTAAAGCTTTATCAACAAGCTGCATCTTTTGCAAGTGAGTCACTTCCACCTTTTGCATCTTGTTCATATTATCAATGCTAGATGGTATATTCATCAGAAGTGTATCAA